CGTGCGACGTATCCAGGTCAGCGTCCAGTCGTTGCTTGAAGGATTCCGGTTCCCCGTCAGCGAGATCGGCGCCAGCGGCATGAGATTGACCGCCGAGTATGTGAAACTGCGGTCGCTGTCTGTCCCGATGTCGCTGCCGAAGGTGATCGCCCGGTACAGCCTGGCTTGCGAAATGGCGCTCGAACTCAGCGCCAGCCACTGCAGATCGGCGTCGTCGAGTAGCACGACGGTGTCGCCGACGACATGCCCGCTCATCGCCCACTCGGTGCCGAAGCGCCCACGCAGGAGATTCGACAGCACGTAAGCGTTGCCTCCCCCCGGCGTGCACGTCATGGCGCCGATAATTTCCCAACGGCCGTTGGCGCCATAGGCCAGGGTGTTGCCGCCGTTCAGCAGGTTGAGCAGGCTCACCGAGTACAGATCGCCCGTCGCTAGCGTGATCGCCAGCAGGCTGCTGCTGTCGAGCAGACGGGAGTCGACAGCAACGAGCGCGTTGGTGGCCGTGCCGATCGTTGCCCCCGGCGCTCCGGCGTCCGCCAGATCGGACCACGTCGCTCCCCCGTCTGCCGACTGGTAGAGGCTGCCACCGGGCCAGGCATCCGACACGCCGACCATGGCCACCGGCAAGCCGACGCTGTTCTGCATTTCATGCACCAGCGGGATATCCAGGAACACCGCCTGCGTGATGCCCCTCAAAGCGATGGTCGTTGCGCCAGTGACCGCACTGCTCGCGCCGGTTGCTGTGGGCGTGTCGATCGCCGCGGCGGCATACCGGGCTTCGCACTCGATGCGCTGATCGCTCACAGTGACCGCACTGCTCGCGCCGGTTGCTGTGGGCGTGTAGATCGCCGCGGCGGCATACCGGGCTTCGCACTCGATGCGCTGATCGCTCAGCGTGTTGCAGGAGGTCAGCCGCAAGCTGACGTAGCCCTCTGGCGTTTCGAGCGAGATCACGTCCGCCACTTCCAGTTGGCCGTAGCTCGGCGGCAGCACGAATGAAACGGAGTAGCGCTCCAGCCATGCGAGGTAAAGCAGCACCTCGGCCACACCTGCGGCCTCTCCGGCAGTGAGCACGATCGCCAGATCGAGCGATGTAATGTTGATCGCGGCAGTGTTCAAGCGCTCAGCGTACTGCACACCAAGGTTGTATTCTCGGTCCGGGTCGAAGTGCTTGACGACGACGCGCCGCGGCATCTGGGTATCCATCTCGCGCCGTGTGGTCAGGCTGACGCCCGGCGCCTCGCCAGCGGGTCTGGCGTTCAGGTCAATCGCCGGTATGGTGGCAACGCTGGCGCCGCCGCGAGGGACGAACTTGATCTGGTAGCCGTGCGCCTGCACATCGAATGGCCATACCGCCTGCAGAGGCTCGATCGCCGAGCGAATGCTGCCAGGTCTGGTTATCATGTAACCTCGCACCGACTTCCCTGCCAGGCCGGTCACGTCGATGTCGCCAGCAGCCAGCATTCCGGACTGTAGGCACTCGGAAGACACGATAGAGTCCAAGCCATAAGAGCGAGGGCTAAATGCTGCAGAGAAGCTTGTGAATGTGACTCTTACGCCTCCATACCGCACCCACCAGGCGCGAACACCGACAAAGCACCACGACCCGAACGACCCAACACCGCTGGCGACGCCAGAGCCGAGGTTATAGGTAGATCCGTCGAAATAATGCTCGTAAATGGTGGTCTGCAACGAATTGCAGAAATAGAACCAGGGACCTTTCCTGTCCATAAAGGTGCGTGTATAAACGCCTGTTTTCGGATAGGTCCAAGGTCCTTCCAGGACGTTGTAGTCGGCGTCGATGCGATACAGCAGATCGCCTGGCGCCTTGGCGTATGTCTGGCCGTCTGCGCATCCGTAAATGGAACTGAACTTGATCGGCGCCGCGGCATAGGTGATCAGCGTCTCCCACACGCCCGAACCGATACCGGCCGACGCGTAGTGAGAAACGCCGGCGCCGAGGGTTCCTAGCATCATCATCCTGCTGGCCGCAGCGTTCCAAGCGACAGGAGATTCTCCGCCGGCCCATGACGTGAACGGAGAATCCATCCGGATGCGCGTGCCGACTTCGTCGCCCTGGTCGTCGAAGAACGCCAGGAAACTTCCGGCATAGGCGGTCAGCGCCACCAGCAACGCCGGGTTGCCACGTACCGTGTGCGGAATCTTTCCGGCGCCGTAGCCCGGGAGCAGTGTGGTGGATATCGCGACTTCTGCGGTGCTTGGCGTTGCGACAAGGCGCTCGATGTAATACTGCGACGAGACCACTTCGAAGCCGATGCCTGTGATCGATTCGCCAATCCAGGCCAGTTCCATCGTCCGTGAAGCAGCCGTTCCTGTGTTCGTGGTGATGGCGATGATCGCTTCGGTTGCCGTAGGCTGAATGACCTCGACCCGCACCTGTGCGCCGGCGAGCGAATTGCCGTAGCTTGCCAGTTCCAGGTCGTAGAACACCAGATACGCAATACCCCGCCAGGCAGGCGCATTGGCCACGCCGACATCGGCCTGAATGCGCGGGTTGGGCTGTTGAGTGTTGGTCCCGTGGTAGAGCGTGAAACCTAGCGAGGCTTCGTTGCTGGCAACGATAGTCTCCGGGTCGGTCGCCCCCGCGTGATAGATCAGCTTCGGGCCGATCCAGATACGCCTGACGCCGGCAATCGGCCCTTGGCACAGCCCGACCGCGAACGTCGCGCTGTAGCTGTAGTTGCGGGTGGTGGTCTTGCTCTTGCTGCCGCCCTTGCCGCCGCTCTTGGTCTTGGTGACCGACTCCTTCAGGCGGTTGCCTTCCAGCCAGATGACGTTGCCGTTGAGCACGGCCGTACCGTAGACGCGCGGAATCGACGCACCGTAGTTGCTGGTCTGAACCGTGAGATCGGACAGCCGCGGCCCTTCGACGTTCGGGCCTTTTGGCTGATCGAGGTATCCGCCGGCCATCATGCCGATCTGAGCTCCGTAGAGAGATCCCGATGGACCTCCAGCGAAAAATCCGACTACTGCGCCGACGACGCCGCCGACTACTTGCCCTGCGCTGCTCATTCGACGCCCCGGAATCGATAGACGCGGACGATGCGCGCCGCCCACATATCAGACAGACGGTGCTCGCAGCAGCGGCCGGCAGCCTCGTAGGCGTGGATGATCGTTTCGCCGGCGCAGATCGCGAGATGCTGCGGCTCGCTGGCAAAGCGCATCAGCAGCAGATCGCCTGGCCGGCGGTCCTCCAAAAACACGCGCTCCAGGCAGGGCTGGCTGTCCAGCGACTGCTCAAGCTGTCCATTGGCTGGCGTGCGGCCGTAGCCGGATACGTCGAGATGCCCGGCGCCGATCTGGCGAGCGACATGGATCGCGACGCCTGCACAGTCGAGGCCGAATCCGACCAGCCGGCCTTGGTGGCGGAATTTCGTTCCCAGGCACTGCTGGGCAGCATTGAGAATATCATCAGCGGTCATTGTTGGCCCACAGTGGCGTAGGTGCTGCCGGTCGGGATCCAGGGGAATCCACCGAAGTTGATGATATTCGAGCCGCCCACCCTGGCTTGGCAGTCGCTCAGACGCTTGCGGCAGCCACGCACCATGCTGTAGCTGTTGCCCACCACCGGCAGGTAGTAAAACGGCTCGAACGTGGTGATCACGCCGGCCGCAAAGCTCTTGATCTCCAGCGGCTTGAGGCCTGCATTCGGCCCGGTCGTGAACCGGATCGTCCCGGCGCCGAAGGTGTCGGCAGCCTCGGCGCGCGACGAGTCTGTGAAAACCGAGGCGCTGCTGACGCTGGTCAGCGTGCCTGTGACCGTGTTTGCGGCGAGGCTGGCCATGCATCCTCCGTATTCCTGCCCGCAGAAGGCTTTGGGACACTGCGCGCCATAGGTCTGGCCAACCGACTGATTGAGCGCATCGACTAGCGACACGCCGCCGATTTGGAAGCGATCATCGAGCAGCGTCGCCTTGCCGAATATTCCAGCAACCACTGGCTCCTGATCTTCGATTGGCGCCGCCCATGAGGTGGCGAACACGTAGCATCGCGCGCCGTCGAATAGGCCGCTGCCGACGGCAGCGCGGGTCACACCAGACGCCCCTGCAATTCCTTCGACGTCGATGCTCGCCGGCGAGAATCCAGCGGTCGCCGCATACCCGGTGAATTCGTATCCCGCTGTCGACAGGTAAGTGTGCCCGCTCATTGCCAGGTTGTGCGGGTGATCAGTAAGGTAGATCGGAGACCCAGTAACCGGCACGATGCGCAGACAAAGGACGCGCGTGGCGTAATCAGCGACTACCGACTTCATGGCGCGAGCAATTCAACAATATCGATCGATCCGCAGTCGCGCACGATGTTTGATAGCGCCGTGACTTCGATTGAGTCATCGAATCGAGCGGGGACATCGAATTCAAAACCTGCGGTGATGGTGTCGCCGATCAGCGGAGCAGGAGAAATCGTCAGCACTCCTGTGGTGGTGTCGAGCGTCAGCCCTGACGCGATTGTGACGCCATTTTTCGCAGCAATCAGCGTGCCGGCAACTGGCTTGCATACCGTTCTCGCAGGACGCCCGATGCCCAAAGGCGTGCCGCCGGCGCCGTATTCCTTGCGAAGTTGGTAGATTCCAGCAGAGATTCTGGTTAACGTTTGGTCGGTCGTGGTGATCGCCCCTCGCCCGGTTGCGCTGGTGTTGTAGTCGTCATCGCAACGCACACGGAACCCGGCATATCGACCATAGGCGCGGTGATAGAGCGCCAGCACTCGCGCGGCCAGGTCATCACGCAGCAATGTGAAATTGATCGTCCAGGATCGCAACGGCAGGCCGTGCACGAGTTTGCGATACTCGGCGCCGCCAGCGGTCTGCGTGATCTGCACGGCGTACCCGTCGCGGTAGCTGGCGCCCATGCGGATATCGAGCGGCAACCGCTCTTCGAGGAACTCGGCCATCAGGCGTACCTCCGTGCCGATGACAGTGCGCCAAGAACTTCACGCGCCACAGCGCCGCCTGCTTTGCGCACATCGGATGCGCTGCCACCGCCGCCCATGTTGACAACGACACTGACCGAATGCCCACCAAGCGCGCCGGGCTTGTTCTGAGCTGCCGGGACGATGCGCTCGCCCTTGTGAACAATCGCCGCCATGTCGCGCGGCACGTAGTCCGATCCAACGTCGAATTTTGGCAGGATTCCAGACAGCCACGACAAGCCAGATCCAACCAGCCCGCCAATGCCGCCGCCATCCTTGCCAAGGTCGCCAAATAGTCGCTTTCCAAGGTCGGCAGCAACGGCATTTGCAACCATCCTGCGCACCGTCTCTCCGAACGATTGCAGCATGGATTTCGTGCCATTCTGGAATGGATCAAACAGGAAATCGGCGAATGCAGACTGAATGTTTTTCGCTGCCGACTTGGCAAAGGCGTTAAGTCCTGCCCCGGTCTTTTCTGCGTCGTCGCTGATTTTCTGGAATTCTTCGCCGGCTCTGCTGGCTGCGCGGCCGAACGTCTCCAGACTGATTGCGCCGGCATCAAGCAGCGTCATCAGCTTTGCAATCTCTGCATCAAGCGCTTCAATCGGCGTGCGCACGGATTCAAAGACGCGCGCACCTTCGGCGAAAACTTCCAGCCGCTTGCGCTGGATTTCAAGCTCATCTTCTGCCGCCGAACGAGCAGCAGCGATGTTGTCCAGGACTTGCGCGTACCCCTTGGCAATCTCAAGATTCGCCGCCGTCGCCGTTCTGTATTTGCCATCGGCGATCTGTGCTTCGAGCTTCTCGACTTCGGTTAGCGCTTGCGTGTTTCTGATCTGGTCGCGCAGCGATTCGACGAGGCGCGACCCGTCGTCGATCTGCTTCTCTGCGCGGCCTTTTCCGCCTGATGCGGCCGATCCGTCTCCGTCGCCGGTGAATTGAATTTTGCGTTTTGGAGCGCCAGCAACAACGGCGGCAGGAGTTGCAGAAAACGCTTTTTTGATTCGGTCGGAGAACAGATCGGCAGGCTTGCGGTTTTCCGCCAGTCGCTTGTCTAGCCCAGCAAAATAGGCTTCGTTTTCTTTTTTCAGGCTGTCGAACGCCTGTTGTTTTTCCTGAAGCGATCCGCTGGACGACGCAATTCCTGCGAGAACGCCGACCGTATAGACGTTGCGCCCTACTCGTTCAATTGGCGTCGCAACCTCAACGGCTATCTTTTTCAGAAGCTGGAAGGCGTCGATCAGGTTGGCTACAGCAATGGCGCCAGACTGCGCCCATGCCCGGATTGATCCATCAGAAGCAAGCGACTTGACAGCGCCATTGGCGTCGTTTGACCCCCTGACCATATCAGCAAGCGTTTTGACAAACGTACTGGCGGCAGGCAGCATCTCTGCAACAATGGTTTTTGCAACGGCGCCCTGCGCCGCCTCCATTTGGCGCAGCGCAAGCTGATATTCTTTCGCCGCCTGCCCCTGCTCAGTCGTGATCTTGGCGACGATTTGCCCGGTGTTTGCAAGGTCGTTGAGGTACGGCAAAAGCTCTGCGCCGGCTTTTCCGAACAGCGCCACGGCAAGCGCAGTTTTGCTTGATCCGTCCTCGATCTGAGCGAACGCCTTGGACACCGCCTGCAATGCGTCGGCAGTGTCCATCGTGCGCAGTTTTGCCGGGTCAAGCTCAAGCGCTGCGAACGCCTTGCCAGCGCTCGACGACTCCTTGTCTGCCTTGGTCAAGGCGGCAGACAGGCGCACCATGCCGCCCTCTAGCGCGCCGATGTCAGTGCCGCTCATCTTGGCGATTGCCGACAGCCCGCTGATCTTTTCCGTCGTAGTGCCGGTGACAACGGCGAGCTTTTGCATGCTGGCCGCGCCGTCGACATACTTGTCGAATGCGCCCTTGAGAGCGCCAACAGACAGCGCCCCGGCCAGCCCGGTGAACATCAGCGACAGGCCAGAAAACGCGCCTTTTATCTGCTTCGCCGACTTCTCTGCGAGCGACGTGGCTTGCTTGAGGTCGCTTTCGAGCTTTGTTAGACGTGCCTCAAGGTCAATCGATAGCTTTGCAATAGCCACTATTCGCCCTTCTTCAAATGATCGCGTATCGACGACATCTGGTAAATCAGCCCCTCAACGTCGCGTATCCCGAGCATGTCTGCAACTATCGGAATGGCTTGCCAGTCCATACCGCCGCAGAGATTCCAAGCGCTGATTGCCACCGATGCGGCCGCGTCTGGCCTGCCGGCTGGCTTGATGGCGTCCGGCAAATCCTGCGCCTCAAGCCAGCCAATCAGTTTTTTGCGTTGTCCTCGATGGCCTGCCGGTGCGCGTCGTAGGCATCAACAGCCGCCTGTGCAATCGGCCCGAGAAGATCAACGCGATCGGACAGCCACTCTGCGCACGCGTCCGCGTCAAACGGCGCCGGAGCGCCATCGCCGCCTGGGTATAGATCCAGAGTCGTGACGGACTCCCATCCGATGATGTGCTTGAGGATGGCGCGCGCCGCCGATTGGCCCTGCAGCTCGATCATGTCCATTGTCGTCGGACGCAGGATGACAAACGTATGCCCGCCAATCGGGACGCGTATCTCGCGCGCCTTGCGGATTTTTTCTGACAGCGCGCTCATGCGCTGTAGTAAGTCGGCGATCCGTTCATCGTGATGACGGTCGGCGTCGTCACCAGCCCTTGCGCCTGCCCGCCTGGCAGCAGGTTGCCGCCAGCATAGCCATAAAAGCACATGATCTGCCCGCCGGTGCCGAACGTGAATTTGAATGCGCGCTTGGCTTGCGCGTCTGACGCCAGCTTGATGGCGTGCAGGCCGGCGTCGGACACGTCAAACAGGTTTTCCATCGTGTAGGTCGCGGCGTTCGGCAACCCAGGCATCTGCGACTTCTGGTTGACGTGAATGGTCGTCGTGTCGATAAAATCGAAATCGCCGCCGGATGCGGAGATGCTGGTTGCCGTAGTAATCGACGTGCCAAAAGTGATCTTGTTTGCCGTGCCG